GAAATCCTTAAAAGGGATATGTTTGGGGTCAGATCCGTCGCTTGGCACTTTCACTATACCAGTACCGTATAAACCCATATCCAAGGCGGCTTTACACGACTCCCTTCTAGCTACCCGCAGTCTCCTATATGCTTTTTTCCATTGTTTCTTATTCATTTCACCACCTGCATCATCGCGACGCCTCGCGCCTCTGCCATTTGCCTTTCATACTCGGCGTACAGTGCTTTGGAATCCATCTTGCTGTACTTCTCTTCGTTACGCAGCACCCACAAGCGCACTCGTGAGCCAAGATTGAATGTTACAATCTGTTTAAACCTGCCAATCTCTTTCAGCATCATGCCGGTTTTTATCGGTGTGAAATATTTACTGTCGGCATACATGTCACCCGGCGCGAATACGCCACCGCCTTTTAGCGTCTCAGACATATCAATCGCAGTTAGAATGTCACATCGAAACGCACCGTGTTGTTTATCAATAAATGTCTCAATAGTTTGTTGCATCGGTGACTTGGACGCCTCCCGTATGTCACGCAGGAACTCGGTCATCGGCGGCGCTTCTGCCGGGTTGAAGTCGCTGAGATCTACTTGATACATTAGATGGTAAGCTACGTGCTTCCACCCGCCACCTTTCATCCAGTTCCAGCGGTCTTCCCAGTACTCTAACCATTCCGGTAACATATTATCATTCGCATCACGGGGATTGAGGTCTGACCATACCGCGTAGAATCGACGTGATGGACCATTCAAACGTAAAGGCATCATGCTATTTGCGGTCATGGACGCGCTGAGAATATTACGAATTTTTATAGGTTTAATTTGTTTCTGATTTACGCGGAAAGTATCGGGGGGTGCAGCGGCAAGGGGTTTCAGTTTATTACTAACTGCAATCGCTTCTTTGCGGTCGCCGAATTCTGCTTCATTAATGTGTAGGTATTTGGTTGACAGTACATAGTCATTGAACCCGGTTAATAATTCCTCGCCACTAATAACTTCGTAATTCTCGCCCATTGCTTTCGTTAACGGGTATAGCAAATAGTCTTTACCGCAACCTTCGCCGCTGCCAAGCAATAGCATATGGTTAATTTTTCGCTCGGGATGCCGGAGGGTAAACGCCATCCATTGTTCGATATGTTTGAGGTTGGCACCCCATCCGAGAGCGGCAAAGTGATCCCTCCACCGTTGAATGTCACCGGGTACACCATTGTCTTGTGTGGCGTCCGACCACGTGTTCGCGTAGACGGTGCCGTTCTCGATGAACACCTGTGGCTGTTTTGGTGCATAGTCTAGCCGGTCAACTTTCTTCACCCGGCCATCTTGCAGCGCGACCTTACGGGCTTCAAGATCCTCGTGACTGAAACTGTTCTGGAAGGCATCTGTGCTGAAAAATATACGCGAATTAAAATCATAGAATTGATTTAATTCCTTGACATAAACAACACTGTCATAGAACGTGGCATTGCTGATCTTCTCACCGTACCATTGCTTACGTAGATCCTTCAGGATGTCTTTAAAATCCCCCTTGCCCCACGACATCACATCACATACGACAGTGTGCCAGTGGTTCTGATCTATCTTTGGGAGGTCGTCCGTGTGCTTGAGTATCTGCGAGGCCATGTTACGGGCCTCTTCACTTGTCGGATGCTTACGACGTAGTTCATCACATAGCATCTCGATAGCGTTGACCCCTGTAACGGGCGCAGGGGGCACAACAGGAACGTTGGCCGGGGTCATGAAATCCGGCACTGAATATCGTCGTTCAGCGACGGATAGTGGTAGGGCGTCGGGGGCCCCCGTAGCCATCATGAAGTTGGGTTCACTGATCTTCGAGAACTCCCGCATGATCTGCCAGTTCTTTAAATTCGCACTAAATCCGGATGACCGTGCTTCGATGTAACCCAGCAGATCTTTCCCCGTTCGGGGTTGGCAGGCACCGTGATGGCACTTGAACCCGATGGTGTTATCGGCATTTGTAAATATTGCTGAACCACTGTCGTCTTGCCCTGTGTGCTCATCCACCCACGGGCAAGTAATATCGAATCTTCCATCGGAACGTACCTCTTTAATGTGAATTATTTCGGGGATATTAATAAGCGGGTGATCGGATACCGCCGCCGCACCATCGATGCGCGACTCGCGGCGTACTTGATCAAGGTCAACGACAAACGGTGCAGCCAGTTGTTCGATTGTTACGCGTCGTGTAGGCTCCCATAACGTGAGCTGACAGTCGAACGGTAAGCCGTTGACCAGTTTAGAAGCTTTGTTGTTGAAGCCTTCAGGGAGCCTTACGTAACGTGTGACACCCTTCATGCCCGGATCACGACCTTCAGGAGCCAGCCCGTTGGCAACCAGACCATCGAGTAGGTTTTCTACTCTGGCACGTTCTGTGCATGGTTTGTCAAGAATGTAACCCCATTGCTCCGAGCCTTGTGACGTTTCAAGTATCCACGCGGGAGCAGGTAACTTTGATACCTCATCCATCGACAGTTTTTCTTTTACATCATCCAGTACGATCACCGGTGTATGTCTGAACAGCGCCTTGCGCCTTCGCGCTTGACCCTTGTCATCGCAGTAGAAATTGCTAATGGTGAAATACTGATTGCTGCCGGGTCGCATATTATAGCGGCTGAAATAGTCACCCATCCATGACACTAGATGCTTGCCATCGGGAATTGCGTTCGGATCATAGGGGAAGTCTGTTACATGTACCCACGGCGCATCAACACCAAATAACGCAGTCAGGAAATCGTTGTTTGTTACCATAATCGGCTATCTACCTAACTGATAGTTGTCACAATATGTATTTTCGAGTTTTCTCAGCTCAATAAATATCTGTGAGAGTAATTTGGTATCAATACAGTACAGATAGTTTTCGTTATCGGTCGCTTTATCTCCCATAAACAAATGTTTTAGGCCATCCCAATGTACATTGCCCCAGAACAGGCATTCGACTCTGAGAGAAGGATCGTCGTAGTCTGAAACGGGTCTGTTCTCGCCATACTCTACGCTGTGAAATGACGTAACATAGAAATCGAATCCCTTTACCCCAAGATCATATGGCCTGAAATATATACGAACATTAACATTTAGTTCAATGAAGGAAAACTCTTCTATCAGAGGCTCTTCTTTATTTTCGGGGAATATCAAAGTTTTAAATTTCGGTAGTTCACTCATCATTGTCACCTCGTCGGAGTGTTAATCTTAGTACATCGAAATGTAACTGTCAGTGTTACATTATGTGAAAACTGCTACAATGTCAAACTTTATGTTGACAAATACCACAACATACCACTAGAATGTAATTGTCGATAACAATTATGAGGTAAATAACATGTCTGATAAGGACAATAAAACACTCGATGGCGAACTGCGACTCCGCATCGGACAGGACGAACTTGATACTTTTATTGCGAAGTCAAGTGTTGATACGGGTAAACCTTATCAGTCGCTAATTCGCGAGATCATCGTCGCATTTAATGAAAGTCGCCTTCGAATCCTACCAACGGAGAGTCAGAAAAAATCACTTAAATCACTTGGAGAATTGTATAATGTCCCTAGAAAATAACATAAAACGCATCGCGGATGCACTTGAATCAATCGCAAAAAGCATGAATGCAGATAAAGTAAATCCTGCTCCTACTGCTACGGTTGTTCCTACTGCTACGGTTGTTCCTACTGCTACGGTTGCTCCTGCTGCTACGGTTGCTACGGTTGCCCCTGCTGCTACGGTTGCTACGGTTGCTACGGTTGCTACGGTTGCCCCTGCTACCGCTCCTGTTCCCCTTAAAAAAACCGATGAAGAAATGAACACAGTGCTGGTTGCAGAGTTCACACGGCTTGGAGGACGCGAAGGCATCGACAAAGCGATGGCAGACCTCGGCGTGACGTCAGTTATAGGGATGACTGCCGATCAGCAAATCGCGTTGATAAGTGCCATCGCTTTACTTCAGCCATGAGCAAGGGGCACGCAAGGCTAGGCCCCAGTAATGCACGGTGGCCTAGATGTCCCGGCTCAGTGCGGGAGGAGGCACGTTACCCGGACATACCCGGCGAAGCGGCCATCGATGGTACCGGTTCACATCTTCTGCTTGAAATGTGCATTGAGAATAATGTGCCCGCATTACAGTATGATCAGCAGATCATCGGCGCGAATCACCCGGATAATATTAACGGCTGGTTAGTTGATATTGCTCGATGTGAGAGGGTGCAGATGGCGTTGGATTACATCACTCGACGAGTGGCGGAACTGCAAGCACAGTTCTGGCATTGCACCGTGACCGTTGAGTCTGAAGCCAAAGTGGACCCCGGCGGCGCGTTCGGTCGAAACGATTGGTGGGGAACGTGTGACATCACCATTACTGCACGTGAACCCATGACGGGTGAGGCGTTGTTTATTGAAGCAGCGGACTACAAAGATGGACGATGTTATGTGTCTGAGAAAGACAACACTCAATTGAGAAGTTATCTATTCGGAAGACTTCGTGATTACGTTGGCAGTCCTATCGGCAAGGTCAGACCGTTCAGCCCCGAGAAAGTTCGCGAGTGTCGCATGACAATCATTCAACCAAAAACAAACCCGGTTGTCAGGTATGTATGCTCAACCCGACCCGACGATGGTATCAGTGTTATGGGGGTTATCGACTCCGCAATTGTACTGTCACAAGCCGCTCGCGCTACCGACTACCCCGACGCACCATTGGTGCCGGGTAAACACTGTCAGTGGTGTAAAGCTAACCCTAAACGTGGTGGTCATTGTACCGCCGAAACCGATCAGAGCATTCAAACGGTGAACAATATGGAAACAACAGAAATAGCGACAACAGGTGAAGAAGATCTACTTGCTTACATTAGTAAAGCAGTTGCCGATCCTAAATCTTTAACGGTAGAAATGCTTTCAAAACTGGCAGATGCTGAAGCAGGTTTTCAGGCAGCATTTAATAAAGTGAGAGAGGAAATTCAAGCGCGCATCGAGCAAGGTGACGCCGTTTCCGGATGGGCGATGCGACCCGGCAAAGGTGCAAACGTATGGAATGAAGACGAGGAAACGATAGTCAAAAGACTGAAGAGTCGCAAATTAAAACTTGCAGACATCTACCCCTCGAAACTGATTTCACCTGCACAGGTGCTGAAGTTAAGCAAGCTGACTAAGGATCAGAAAGCGCGTATCGAAAAAGATCTTATAACGTTTAACGCAGGTAAGAAGACCCTGCAAAAAGTAGCATATGATGCGGCCATCGAGAAAGATGTTGCACAAAGTTCTACAAATGATGTACAATCAAACGCAGCCGAACTGATGTTCGCTGATGTTCCAAAAACTAACACAGTGGAAAGCACTGTTTCATTCATGTAAAGAGGTGACATAATGGCTACAATTAAAGGTATTTTATCGTTCGGTGATCTGTTCACTGCAAAGATCCCCAAGGCAGGCGGTGACCCGAAATTCGGGGCATTGATATTGCTGCCGCCGGGTGACCCACAGATACCGGGTATACAGGCGGAAGTAGACGCCGCTAAAGCAAACACGTTCCCTTCGGGAATGCCTACCAACGCTAACCTGTGCTTTGATCTTTATGAAAATAAGATCACTCCGGAAAAAGATTACCATGATCCACGGTTTGTAGGCTGGCACGCTTTCAGTTGCTCCGCTAAAGCCGACGGCAGACCTGCGGTGGTTGACATGGCAAGGCAACCCATCATCGACCCCGCATCCGTTTTCAGCGGCATGGTGGTTTTTGTGAGTGCAGGCATAAGCGGGTATGTCAAGGGCACCGGAGGAGTAGGAGGTTGGTTAAATGGTATCATGAGCACGGGCGAACTCGGTCAGTTTGGTCGCTTGGATGGCAAGCCCACGGTGGATCAGATGTTCGCAACCGCGCCGGGGGATGGCAATGCTCCTGTTGCTCATGTTGCTCCTGTTGCTCCTGTTGCTCCTGTTGCTCCTGTTGCTCCTGCGGTAGCACCGTTGCAGATGACAGCAGCAGCGAACGGTGTAACGCTTGCGCAGTACATGGCAACGCCGGGGTGGACTGAGCAGATGTTAATCGATCAGGGTTTAGCGATTCGACCTTCGTTTGCTTAAAACTACATGATGGTTTCGGTTTCTCGTTTGCAGTGAATTAAAGTTATTACTTCAGATAACGCCGAGACTGTCTTCTAAAGGTGACCCTTATGAAAATCAAAGAAAGAACTAAAACTAAAGATCAACGTATACACTGTCGCAACCCCGGTGACGTGGTGAGTTTACTTAATAGGGATGGTACCCATATCTACAAGCCCAATTATTACTTGTTGGTACTAAAACACGACAATGTTGGCACTCATATATTTAATTTATCATCGAATCAATACCCGTTAACACCGCATTCAACCCTTTGTGACTTTTACCCTGATGCTGAACTCTCTTTAGATTGAAGACGCCGATGAGCTATTCATTCCACAACAACATCGAAAGTATAAAATTTGTACTTGATGATCTGTCAAAGAACAGGCACCTATCTGACTGGGAAAAAGGTTTCATTAAAAACGTGAAAGAGTATAACGATGACGGCGGGTTCTTGTCAGAGAAACAACTGCAAAAACTCAGCGAACTATGGGAGAAGTATTAATGGAGAATTTTACAGCGACAGAGATTCGGGTACGAATGGAGGAGCATTACCGTTTGACAGTAAAGCGGCGCCGGCATATTAATAATGTGTTTCACATGTCTTTCACGAAAGTACTTCTCAGGACAATGACTAACTACGGACCTATTATTTGGATAGTGGAACCCATAGCTATCAAGTCCAGATCATGAGTACCCCGTTTCAACACAGACTACACCTCGACTATGAAACCGCTTCAGAGCTTAACCTCAAACAGTGTGGAGCGTACAAATACGCAGCGCATGAGTCTACGCGGGTACTCATGCTAGGGTGGGCAATTGATGATGAACCCGAAGCACTCTGGGAGCCGCATAAGGAAGAGATGCCTGCGCGACTGAATCGTGCGATGGTGTCACCGGTTGTCAGGAAGCACGCGTACAATGCTGCCTTCGAGAGATTGATATCTACACATTGCCTAGACATTGATGTGCCTTTACATGAGTGGCGGTGTACTATGATCGAGGCGTACTATTTGGGCTTCGCGGGTACGCTGGATATGGTACTGAAAGCCGTCGGGCTTCCTCCAAAAGATTCGCGCGGTAGCCGACTCATAAATACCTTCTGTACCCCTGCACCGAAAAACCACAAAGCGGACTGGTACAACTGGGACAACAAACCCGACGAGTGGTTCGACTTCAGTAGGTACTGTATACAGGATGTAAATGTGGAACGGCAGTTATGGCACTGGCTGCAACAGTTCCCCCGGATGAACGAATGGGACTGGGATCAATGGGTGCTTGATCAACAGATAAACAATCGCGGGGTAGCGATGGACGTTGACATGGCACGCTGCGCGATACAGATATGGGATGAAGAAAAACAGTCACTAACCTCCGAGCTTGCTGAGATGACCGGGCTCGAAAAAGTTACACGTGAACCATTCATGAAGTGGCTAAAGGAACACACCGGTGTAGAACTTGAGAACACTCGAAAAGATTACCTCGCATCCCTTCTCAATAGTGGCGAACTAACCGCCGATGTAAAACCTTACATTGAATTGTGGGCGCAAAAGGAAGGCAAAGCGACCTCGAAGTATACCGCGATAGTGCGTGCCACGGGCGAAGACGGACGTGCGCGTGGAATGTTTCAGTACAAGGGTGCATCACGAACGGATCGCGCAGGGGGGCGCATCATACAGTTGCAGAATCTGAAGCGGCCTTTCGTTGAACTGGCC